ACTTCTACCTTCACCTTTGAGCCAGATGACTTGGGCCAGGATACCATTATGAGCATTAACATCGCTCCACGCAAGAAGTCCCGCACTTCTTCCTATGGTACCACTTCTACCCCAATTAAGGGTACTCTGGACAATTTCTCCGGCTCTATCACCTTCCTGCTTGATAACTTCAAGAACTTTGGCAAGGCTCTTAACTCTTGGAACCAGGCTACTTACGCTGGTGCCGATGCCAATGCTGGAAATGTGATTGGTGATGCTACTGATTTCTGTGGCGACGGTGACTACTTCGATGTTATTGCTCAGGGTGTTTGTGATGACGGCTCATCTGCTGACATTGAGCTTACTCGTTGTATTCCATCTGTTGATGAAGATATTGAGTTCGGTACTAGCGAAACTTCTACTGTTACCTTGAACTTGAACCCAATTATCTACAACGCTACTCTCCATTCTACCGATGGATACCCACAGTACAGCTACCGTATGGGCGACAAGGACTTGACCGTCCAGAAGCGCCTAAACGCTGTTACTGGTCTTTATGAAGATGTAACGGAGTCTTAAGTAAGATGACGGAGCCCGAAAAGATTTCACTTGAGAAGGCTAAGCAAATTGCCGGGAAGAAGCGCAATTTTCGGGCTTCGGATTTCTTGACTGAAGATGAACAAGCCGAGATAAGAAAGAATAATGCTAAGGGCAAGGAATCGCCATTTAATGCCGTAGATGCCTATGTAGCGGAGATTTTGGCTAGGTTTGGCTATGAAACATATATGGCTTGGAAGGCCGGAGATATAGACAACGCTAGGATGCAGAAGTATATTCTGGCAGAAAGAGCTAGAGATGCGCAATTCCTATTCCCGATAGAGAACATTATAGTTGCTAGTATGGCTGGGGCAAATAACCCTACACGGGGTGGTCACGCACCAAAATCATTACAGACTGCGATTAAGATATTAAAACAAGAACAGGAGCGAGCAAATGGCAAGTAGTACAGTTGGTACAGCAGTTATTAAACTATCTTTTGATGGTAGCGATGTAAAGGCTGAATTATCAAAGACTTCGAGTGATTTTAAGAGTGCTGGTGAAAAGGCCGGCTCGGCCTTTGGTTCAGCTATAACTGTTGCGATGGGCTCGCTGATTTCAAAGGGTGTTTCTAAAGTAATATCGTCAATTACGAGTAATCTAGATTCAGCGATTAACCGTGTGGATGTTATTAATAATTTCCCAAAGGTTATGGAATCATTGGGTTACTCTACCGATGATGCTAGTGCATCAATTAAAGCCATTTCAGATAGGCTAGATGGGTTGCCAAGTACTCTTAACGGGGTTGTTGGAGATGTCCAGAAGCTTGCTGCCACGATGGGCAATTTGAACTCTGGAATGGTAAACGCTACTTCTCTTGGGCTGGCTCTAAATGATATGTTCTTGGCCGGTGGTAAAGGAACGGAAGCAGCATCGCTAGCAATGGAGCAATACAACCAAATGCTCGCTCAGGGTAAACCTGATATGCAAAGCTGGAGGTCTATACTTAATGCGGCTCCGGGCCAATTAAAACAGCTTGCTAAAACTCTGCTAGGTGTAACAGCAAATCAAAATGACTTGTATGAGGCTCTTAAAGAGGGCAATATTACATTTGAACAAATGAACGAAGCTATTGTGAAGTTAGACCGTGAAGGAGGCGATGGATTTGATTCATTTGAAAGACAGGCTCGCTCAGCTACTGGCGGCGTGGGTACTGCTTTACAGAATGTGCAAAACCGTATTTCTAAGGCGATTGCTACGGTAATTGATACTATTGGCGGAGAGAATATAGCAGCGGCGATTAATGGTTTTTCTTCTCATTTCAAGGATATCGGGGTAGCAGTTGGAAATTTTGTAAAAGATGCTATGGCTCGCATTGGTGATTTCTCAAGGTTTATAAGTCAAAATATGTGGGTGGTGGATGTAGTTAAAGGCGCTATTGCTAGTATTGTCGCTATCGGCATTGGCAATAAGATAATGCAGCTAAAAAGTAAGATACAAGTTCTCTTTGCCGCAATTTCAGCACACCCATTATTATCTCTAGCTACTGCATTAGTCGGAGTTGTAACAGCTATTACTTCTGCAACTAATAGAGAAACTGAGTTGCAAAAAGCGATTAAAAGTACTTCGGAAGCATATAAGAGTGCAAGAGAAAATTTGGACAATCTACATAATGCAAGGCAAGAAGCACTTAACCAGGGTATGAGCGAGCTAGATTATTACGACACTCTAGCAAAAGAACTGTATAATATTGTAGATGAAAATGGCAAAGTAAAAGACGGTTACCAAGACAGGGCTAATTTTATTACAGAACAGCTTAGCAAAGCTCTTGGAACAGAGATTTCTCTGAATGATGGTGTAATTGAGGGCTACAAAGAAGTTCGTAAACAGATTGACCAGACGATTGCGAAGAAAAAAGCCGAGTTGCAGCTTAAAGCTCAGGAAGAAGCTTACACTGAAGCAATCAAAAAGAGAGGGGAAGTTGCTAAGAGAATCGCCGAAGCTGAAAGGGAGATAGAGCGTGCTATTGAAGAAAGAGATTTTAAGGCCGCTTTGAGAATCCCTGAATTACAGAAGCAGATAGAAGATGAGAAGCGGTTATACCGTGAATATGAGGCAGATATTAGTAGCTACTTAGATAATTATGCTGCATTTACCGAAGGAAGACTTGAAGATGTTAACATCGCTTATTGGAATAATACTTATGAAATTGCTAAATCTGGCGATGCCACGGAAGCAGAACTTAAAGAAGCTGTTAGGGAAATAGATATACAACTTGGGCTTATAGAAAACAATGTAGATCTAATGGGGGAAGAAACCTACAAGACAACGAAAGAGAAGCTTACTAAAACAAGAGCTGAGATTACCAGCAAACTAAACGGCATGACTGGCTCATTTAGTAATGCAATGAACATTACCAACACTACAGTAAGCTCTGGAATGAGTAAGGCAGTTTCAAGTGCAAGTTCTATTGCGAACAATTTTGTAAGTGTTGGGCAAAGAAGCGGTAACTCTATTGTATCTGGCTTTAATTCAAAAGCTGGGCAGATAAGTTCCACAGTAAACAATGCAATAAACGGTGCTCGTAACGCATCGTGGCAAAACTCTTGGGATAGTGGTTGGGGTTTAGGAAATAGAGTTGGCAATGGTATGGCAGAAGGTATTTCTAGCTCCGCTTGGAAGGCAGTGGACCAAGCAAACGCATTTATGGCTAGAATAAGAGCAATTGTTGGAACGAGCGTACCGGGACCACAAATTGAGGGGATTAGGCAAAGGTATAATTTCGCTACTGGTCAATATGAATATGTACCTATGGCAACTGGTGGATTCGTAGATGGTGCTACTAGGGCTCTAGTCGGCGAGGCTGGTCAGGAAGTAGTTTTGCCACTCCAAAGAAATACAGACAACTGGTCTGGGTTGCTTGCAAATGCTATAATGGAACAAATGGGGAATATAGAGGCATCAAACACGATTACAGTTTATATGAATAACACTATTGATAATGATATGAGTATAGATGAGCTTGGAAGAAGGTTCTCACAATCTATAAGGAGGTACGCATAAATGAACTTAAATGAAATTACAACTACTGGCTTTATACTAGCACTGTTTATACGGAGTGATGGCGAGAGATTCCTACTCGGAGATGGTGATTATACCTTCACTAACAGGCAGCTGTTATTCACGGCTTCGATAATGTCTAATGACGTTGTGGAGTTACAAGGAGCAAATGGCGCTGTATTAGCAGGGCAGGTGCGTAGGCCTTCAACACAGAGCTTTGATGGGTTTATTGGGGATGCTACGAGCGGAAGGAATGATGTAGAAATGGCGAGAAGGAAGTTTATCAGCTTCTTTAGGCAAAAATTCTCTTATACAGTAGTTTATATTGATTGCAATGGTAATGCTTCCCAGCAGAAACGTGGTTACATTGTAGATACACCGGAAGTAAAGGAACTTTACCAGATACAGCCAAATTATCACGTGGCTCTTGCGTTTGAAGATGTTAATTATTATGAATACGCCGAGGATTCCGATGGTAATGAAACCTATGCTTCAATGGCTATGATTCCTATTACTGGTGACAGATACGGTGGATTAGTTTGGGATGAAGATGGAGTAGTTTGGGACAATGATGGTGCAGTTTGGGAAAATGGTACTGATGGCTCGGAAGTCGTGCTCAATCTCAACATCGTTGGTGATACTCCCGTAGTATGGTCTATACCGGGGCCAGTTACTAACCCGCAATTATCAAATACTGGTACTGGAGATGTGCTTACTTATACTGGTTCTGTCGGTGCTACTGAAACATTGGTGATAAATACGCTTGAAGAAACTGCCTATATTAGTGGCTCAGACCGCTCGGCAAATGTTTCAGGCGACTGGCTAAGGCTTGCTCCGGGGTTGAATCGTATTTCTTATCTGGCTAGTTCATCTGGAGCACCAGCAAGCAAACTTCAATGGCAAGGAGTGATTGGATAATGTTTGAAAATGCCAAGTATAGATTAAACTTGTATATTAACGGCAATCTAGTAGGGGATGTGAGGCCAATTGCGCAAAAGCTGGTTTGGGCTCGTAGAAGGACGAAAAGAGGCGCAGATTCTATCGATTTTACGCTCAATGACAAAGTTTTTGATAGATGGTGCAAGAAAAACCATACTGATGTGGCTACTCTATTGAAGCCTTATGCTTTAGAGTGTAGGGTAGTTAGAGATGGGGTAGAGCTTGTAGGTGGGTTCTTGGCTACGATGCCAGCTTATACTCCAAAGAAGGCTAGTGCAGATCTAAGTATGCACTTTGATGGTTTCTTGAACTTATTAGCTGGGGTCTATATCTATAGAGATAATACCAAATTGCCGTATGGCACTGTTACGGGTAGAATGGGGTCACTTATCCAGAACTTTATTACTATTGCTAACAATCGCTCCGCTGCGGCCGGAAAAGGGTTTGGGCTAGTTGCTAATAATATAGATGTTATGGCATCTGTTACTAACACTTTTGACAACTATAAACCGGTTAAGGAGTTTATCTGTGATAGATGTGATAACACAGAAGGCGCTGGACCATTTGATGTTTATTTCTATGCGGATAAAAAGTATGATATTAAGAGAGAGGATAATTTTGGCGATACTATCACTGGTTGGGTCGCACAATATCCAGCAGACCCGTATAAGATAAGTCTATCTTATATTTCTGCACCGGAAAGGATGGATTT